ATTGCAATGAGCGAGCACGAGCGTAGTGGCGTGAAGCCCTACGACTGGTCGAAATTGACTTCCTCAAAGCTCCACAAGTATTTGGAGTCCTATTCCACCCGGACCGTAAGGTTCGCGGAGGGCAGCGGGAAGCCCGATCTGTCGGTTAGCACGTGGGTCAAGTCGCATCTCCCCGGCTGGCGTACCACCTCTGAGTGGGAAGCGATGCCAGTCGATGAGCGCGCACCTTACTCGTTCAACAATGTGTATCAAATTCCTTACTTTGTCATTGGCCCGAAGTTTGGCGACGATGGCATTGGCATGCATATGCTCGGTATCAGCGACCTCATTTGGGGAAACGCGGCCGAGTACATCACCAAGGCGATTGGAATGGTGCACGAGGGCACTTCAACCCTCAAGGTTACGTTCAACACGCCCGAAGATCCTTATTTCTTTCTCGGGCGGTACTATCCTGCACCCAACATTTCCACCGCGTCCTACAGTGACGTCTTGAAAGCAATTCGCAAGCTATCCATAGCCAAGAACAGCGAACGCGAGCGTTACGAACTCAAGCTACATGGGTATTGGACAACGGACTCTTCAACGCCCGTTCTTAGTGAGTATTTGCAAGCAGTAGCAAGGATGTACGGCGTCGAATTACAAGCTTACGTTCCTGAAGAGGAGGGAATGTGTCCGACCACCGACGGGCGCTTCACTAAGTGGGCTTGGGAGGAGCTTGACGTACGCGAAGTTGTTAATAGCGACTCGCGATTCGCCAAGTTGTTCCGCGACGACCGTGACATGTTCTATCGCGTGGCGCGAGGTGTACACCGCGGTGCTACCGTGGCTGACACCACCCTCATGCACGAAGCGATAGCGAAACAGCTCGACATGACATCGGCCGAATTGACCGGTATTCGAGCGGCTCTGCAGGTCGCCTCAACATGGGAGGAGATTGACGCCATACGTATTGCGCCGGACTGGGATCCTGATGCCGAACCCGCCGGTACTGTACGCGTGGACGGACCGATCAAATCTCTACTCGACCCACAGCCATCATCTGCCAACGATGCCCAACGTCTCGCTAACCACAAGCGTGCGTCGACACCTGGGCCATCAAACGCGCAAAAGAAAATCGCCGTTGTGTCGGCGAAAGGCGCGAAGCTGAAGAGGCTGATCGAGGAAAAGCGCGACGAACCCCCCGACTCCGGGAAGAAGGGGAAGTAAGCGCGCAGAGTAACTTCTGGACGGGCAAAGCTCTAACCCGTTACCGTTATCCTATGGTGGGCGAATCGGTAAGTTCCAGTGAGGGGTTGGCCCCCCGAGTACGAGAAGAACTTCGTGCTACCACCACCTCAGCAGTGGTTAATAAGCGCCTTTAAGGCAAGCGGCATTTTACCGGCGTTACAATGGAACACAACGCCAAACTGAGCGCAAACGACATGATCCAAATGGTGCGTGGGAAAGATCCCATGCATGGATTGTGCGAATCGCGCCAGATCACACCAGAGGCGTGCGATTGGGTCAAGTCATCGCTTGATCCGTTTCACGATTTCACCCTCGAACACATGCGAGGCTACCCAGACGTATCTACCGATGCTACGGTGATCGTCAAAGTCAACCAGTCGATTGAAGTCTCGGCCCCGCCCGGACTTCCTGCTGGTCACAATTGGGACTGTCACATTGTGACGTCCCCTATTGACTGGGCCAAGCCAAACACGTTGTTGACTTCAACCAACACGGGGTACAACACCGCCGTCCACAGCAACCCATTTGGGAACGGGACGTCGTGGGGTGCCGCAGGAGTCGATTTTACGACATACTGCACTGCGCGGACCGATGGAGTGATCATCAACTCCGTCCCCTCTTCCGGCGCGCTTGGCGCGTCCATGACGTTTACGCCTGGACACATGCCATATGTCGCCGCAAATGGGTATGAAACGCAGAACCTAGTGCTGGACGAGTACTTTG